TGCGTGCTGACTGTGGCCACCGTCAGCTGAGCAAGCTAAGGCGTGGAAGATGGGGCGGCAGGTGGTGGGCCTGCCGCTTTTTCTTTGGCTACAGCGCCCGACCGGCAAGACGTGACCATTCAGCCTTAAAGAACCCGTCCAACGGCAGGTTGGTTAGAGCAGGCTTGATCCAGTCGCGGGCTGGGTAGTTCCTGCTGGGAATGCCCTTAAGGATGTAGCCGGCATAGTTGACGCCACTGTTGCCCCAGGTGAACTTGAGCGTGGTGGCATCAATGCGCTCACGGCGCTGGCTGCGCAGGAATGCCCCGGTGTCCACGATGTCGCGGGGGCTGCCTCCGATGGTGCCGTTTTTGCGGTAGGTGGTGTCAGGCCAAGGGAACTGGACCAGCTGGATCTCCTCTTTGAGTTGCTGGTCAATGGCCTTGCCGTAGGCCGTCATGATGTTGGCCACGCGCAACTTCAGCTGGGGCGCGTTCCAGCCGGTCAGCTTGTAGGTGGCTTGGACCTGAACGACCATCAGCGCTGCCGGTAACGAACGATCCGCACCCGATCTCCAATCACCGTCTGGATGGTGGAGCCGATCAGGCCAGTGGTGCCGTAGGGCGTGCGGCTGCCAAGCACCTCACAGGTTTGGCTGCCTTGCCCCGAGAAGTTGAGCGTGCCACGGGTGCCGGGCTTGATGCGAGCATCAAGAGCCTGTGGGTTGATGGCATAGCCCTCAAAGAAATCGGCATCCACATCAATGCCTGGCAGGTCTTCCTTAGTGGGCGAGCCCTGGCGCAGGTACAGGGTGACGGTGACGGCTTCGGTGTTGGCCACAACGTTGCCAGTGGTGGCGTCTGTCGTGGTGCCAGAAGTGGGAACAGTGAAGGAAGCGGTCGCGTTTGCTAGTGCGATCAAAGCGCTGGCCATTTCCTATCCCCTGTGTTGATAGGTTTCCGATTGCGGCAAGCTATGGAACGGATGGTGTGGCGACGTGGCGGAGAGTCTCGGTAGTGCCGTACTGACGCTCACAGTGGACGATTCGGCCTACAAGGCTGGGTTGAATGCTGCTAAAGCTCAAGCAACAAGCGCGGCCAATGGAATTGGCGCTGCATTTCGAAATTTAGCTGGGGTAATTGGCACAGTTGGCCTGGGTGTTTTGGTGCAGCAAATTGCTAGCACAGGTGAGGCTTCCGAAAAAACTAAAATTCAGCTTGAAGCACTTGCTGGTGCCTATGGTGAATCGGCTCGGGCTGGTGAGGCTGTAGCGCGAATTCAACAAGTGCTTGGGCTTAGTGCTTTAAGCGCAAGAGAAAGTTTTTCAAAGCTTTACGGCGCCTTGAGAGGAACCGGGATAGGCCTTGATCAACTTGAAGTCTTGTTTGTTGGAATTAACAAGGCGGCAAGGCTGTCTGGATCAGGAACACAAGAGGCATCTGCAGCTTTAATTCAGCTAAAACAAGGCTTGTCATCTGGGCGGCTAGCCGGTGATGAGCTGCGATCGGTCTTAGAGCAGTTGCCAGTCTTTGCGCAAGCAATTGCAAAGGAAATGGGCACAAGTGTAGGACAACTGCGTCAACTAGGCAGCGAAGGTAAAATTACTGCCGATATTATTTTTAACGCGGCCAAGAGCCTTGCAACGGCAACCATACCGGCGCGAGCCCAGGCTGAACAGCTAGGCATCGCATTTACCAATCTAAAAGAACAAATAGCAGCAGCCGTAGGCCCAGGCATTGTTAATGCACTTGCAGGGCTTGCAGCTGGCATTGTAACTTTTGCCAAATTAATTGAAGACAATGCCGGAAAAATTAAAGGCTTTGTCGTGGCCACACTTGCGCTTGGCCGGGCGTTAGCACCATTTGCGGCTGCTATTTTGGTTGTACGCTCTGCCATGGTTGCCTATCAAGTGGCGGCCAAGGCTGCTGCTGTTGCGCAAGCTGCTGTTTTAGCGCTTCAAGGTCCTAGTGGCTGGGCAATACTTGCCGCAGGAATAGTTGCGGCAACTGGAGCTGCTGTAGCTATTGAAAAAGTTATGGCTGGCGTCGCCGGTCAAACAGAAGAAGCTCGCAAAGCGTATGAAAAATACAAAAAAGAATTTGCAGGAGTAGTAAGCAGCACTAGCTTGGAAGCACCTCCAGGGACAGAGCCAAACAAAGACGCCGTTAAAGCGCAAAAAGATATTGATATTAATAACCTTAAGCTAGAAGGCATTAAAGAACAAGTTAAAGCAACAAACGATTTGGCTGCAGCCGAGCGTGGTGTTGCGCGAGAAACGCTTGCCTCTGTCCAAGCCATTCAATTTGCCATTTCGGAAGCCCAGCGCCGCGAACGCGAAATAGGCGCTCAAATTGATGCCGCAAGGCAGCTAGGGCAAGAAGAAAATGCTCAAAAATTAGTATCTGACCAAGTTGTTGCCGCCAACGAAACCCGTCTAGAACTTGAAAAAGGCGCATTGGCTTTGGCCGAGGCTGGCGAAAAATTGCGCGACGACATTCGCACTAGCGTGGTGGAGTTCACTAAGGTTCGCAGCGATCCGCAAGGTTTAAACCGTTTCCTGAATTCCCAAGAACGCCAGAAGCGGGCCGAGGTTGATTTTCAAACGCTGTTGCCAGGCTTTAGAGAAGCACAAGCGCGTTTTGAACGCTTAACTGGTGCACGAGCGCCTGAATTTAGCGGCACGACTGCTGGGGTAAATGAATCTATCCGCAACTTTATTGATAGCGTCAACAATGAATTTAACACAACCAAAGAGTTTACTGATACTTTGAAGGCGCTTGACACCAATACAATCGCATTAAACGCAACAAATCAATTACTTGCAGCAACTGTGCAAAGCCTTGTAGACAAAAACTGGAATGTTCAATTGACGCAAGGCGCAAATGGCATGTGGAGCGCCTCTGGCGATATGGCTGACCAAAGCAACCGTGCTTTCTCGGTGCCATCATGACCACCACCATTGGCTCGTTCACTTGCAGCTTCCTGACGGTACAGCCGTTTGGGTACGAAGGTGAAGCCCGCACGGGCCTGACTGCCCGCACGTTCCAGATCAATGGCCTGCTGACCCCGGCCCAGTGGCAGTCGCTGCTGAGTGAATACAACACCTGGCGCACAACACGCATCACTGATGCCGATACGGCGTCTTCTGGCACGGTTGGCACCACGGTCAACCTGACGGCCAGCGCCAATGGCGTGAGCGTCACCAGCCTGGCTTGCTGGTTTGCGGATCCTCCCAGTGGTGAGCAAGCCGGGGCCTACATCAGCGCCAGCGTCACCCTCGTTGATGCCAACCAAGCCTTGGCGGTCATCCTGCGCGAGCAGGAAAAATCTCGCCAGAACAGCGAGGCGACGCTGCCCAGTTTTGGCAGCTGGTACATCGTCACGGGCACCCCCGACAAGATTGTGCCCTCCCTTGCGGGAGGAGAGACAGCCGCTGCAACCATCGTGCTCACGGCTGACCCTGTGACCTATCAGGACGGCCCGACGCTGGGCCTGACCACCACAGGCGCCCACGTCATCCAAGGCCCGCTGACAGCCACCAAGGTCCGCCGCATTGAGGGCACCACCAGCAGTGCCAGCTGGGCCGTCATCCAGACGTGGTACGAGGAAGTGGTGGCTGCCATTCCGGCAGTCAATAGCTGGTTTCCCATTTCGCCCCCGACGGCCACTGCTGAGGTGATCATCAGCAGCGGCGCCAAGAGCACCCGGTACACCGTCAGCGTTGACCTGGCGCTGGTGAAGTAATGGCCATCGACATCCGCGCCACAGTCACCTGCTCGCTGGGCACTCTCATTAGCGGCAGCATTTCGGACGATTACCTGCAAGGCAGCGGGCTCGTCAAAACTCGCGGCACCTGCGAGATCAGCGGCCTGATCACCCCCGCCGTGGGGACAGCGGTGACCTTCAGCTACACCAAAGGCGGTGTCACCACGAGCATCCCCCGCAAGCTGCGCGTCCTCTCCTCGTTCGCGGATCCCTTCCGCCGGACCACCAAAGTTGAGCTGGGCTGCAAGCTCACCTACCTGTCCGACTTGCAGGAGCCGATCAAATGGGAAGCGTTTGACGACCCCGAAAACGCTGGCTTTGTCCCTGCGGACCAGCAAATTGTCACGCTGCCGATCCATGCCAGCAGCGTCATGGACAAGTGCCTGACCGAGCTGGGCATCACCGCTGCCAGCAGCCCGCTCACCAACAAATTCTCGGTTGCCGAGTTTGACTTTGGCCCCGGCTATGTCCAGGTCCTGAGCGACCTGCTGGTATCCGAGTCGTACTTTGGCTACCTCAACACCAGCGAGGTGCTGCAGATCGTCAGCCTCGACCAGGACGGCGGCAGCGGCCCGGTCTACACCGCTGCCGACATCGTGGACCTCGGCCCAATTGGCACCGGCCAGCTTCCCGGCGAAGCGGTCACCGTCAGCTACAGCACCCTCAGGCTCAAGGATCCAGACAGCAGCAACGAACTAAGCGACCCGTGGGTTTACACCGTCACCCGTGGCGCACCGCAGAGCGTCAAGGTCGGCGGCAGCGTTTACAGCTACATCCCTGAAACCGTCACCGAAACCGAGTACGAGACAGGCGGGGAGCGACGCATCGTCAAGCAGACGGTTACTAAGACCTCGATTGCGGCAGAAGCCGGCGGCAGCTTCCTTGAGGCCGTCTTCAACGAGCTTGGGTCGTTCCCTATTGCGCCAAGCACCGAGATCACGGAAACCGAAATCACCACCTACGAGTACGCCGTGGGCGCCATCAAGGTGCAGCTGCCAAGTGGTGGCTGGTACTACACCAGCGGCGACATTACCCGCACCACGACCCTTGTCAACGACAGTCAACTGCGGGTGTTGGCGTCGCTCAACCTGCCCTGGGCCCCTGATGGGGCGGCTTATGCCGCCACCACTGACACGCTGGTGTCTCAAAAGCGTGTGGTGACTGAAGAGGTGGTGTCTGGCTACACCCGCACCATCAACGATCAGTATGTGATTTTCGGCTACACGCAGGAAGGACAGCAGTTGGTGGCCACCATTGGCCAGAACATTGACACCAGCGCTGCCCTCAGCTCTTACGTCAGCACATTGCTGAGCACGGGTGCGCTGCACCTGAACTCAACGGATGTTTCGGTCAACTATGGCGATTCGCGGCTCAACAACCGCTTGCCGTCCATTGCTGATGTCAACAATGCCGCCAATGCGAAAGGCGGGGACCCCAACAATGGCTGGCGGACCGAAAGCGAGGCCGAGCTGGAGCTGGCCTTGGGTAGCGCCACGGCACAGCGGCGCATTGAGTTCTCCATGCCCTATGCCCCCGACGACATCTTCTCGGGGCCCAGCGGTGGACCGTTTACGGCAACGCCCAGTGATGCTGCAGCCAAAGCCAATCGCTACGGGCGCGTTCAGAACAGGCTGCTACTGGGTAACCGCAGTGGCGTCAACCTGCAGCTGGCCCCAGAGCGGCTTCCTGTGGCCCCGTTCAGCCCGCTGTACCTGCAAGCTGATGGCCTGACGGCGCTGTACCGGAGCAACGGCAACCAGTGGGCGTTCGACAGCAACGGCATCGTCTGCAGCACGGATGCGCTGTTTTGGGCAGCGGTTGGCGGCACTGGAACGTTCTGGTTCCCCGTCGCTCCAAGCATCACCACACTGCCCGCCGAGCCCCCGATTGTGGATGGGTCAATGAACGCCAGCACGGTGGTGTTGCCCTACAACGAAACAGCCATTTATGACGCCCGCGTCAGCATCGGCAACGTCGTCACCAA